TGAGGCTTCATCGTAAGCCGAACCGACTGAATCCAAGAGAACACGAAGTGCGTTATACGCCACGAGTTCGCTTGCTTCTTCTGCTGCCTGCTGTTCGGGCGTAGAATAAATACCTGCTGTCTTCAGGCCCGAGAGAAGCGAATCGAACCTCTCACGCAAAGTCTTTTTTGCCATTGATCCTCTCTTCCTCCGCCTTCAGTTTTGCGGCTAACTTCTGAAGACGCATGATTTCTTTCTGTATTCTCAACTCAGGCGAAAGAAGCGCGTTCGCTGCTGTAACTCTTCGCTTGGTGGCGTTATACCGTTCACGTTGTTCCGCGTGCGTCTTGGCAAGATCAATCTCTCGCTGCACGCGCTCTTCCGGAGTCAACGCCGCAAGTCTTTTTGCGGTATTCGCTCTACGGACTGCGCCAGCCGCCACCCGAATAGCAATGCGCCTCACTCGCAGCTGCTCTTTTTGCTCCGGATCAAGTAGTGCTTCAGCTGCTCTCGTGGCGATTAACGCTTTAGCCTGTTCGACCTTCGATTTCTCTATCCAAGCTTCCGGTATCTCGCGCCCCGTCATCCGTAAGCCTTGAGCTTTTCGACGCTCAGGAGTCCACGCATCACTGAGCAGCTTACATGTAGCCTCAGACGCTTTGTCTGTGCCTTCCGTTTTTCGTTTAGCCCATGTAGCCTTATTATTGCGACTGTGTTTCTCTCGTAGTTCTGGCGTTTGCGCGTTCAACAGCGTCTCGCTATGTCTAGCCCTAAGTTCAGGAGACGCCCAGGCTAGTTTAAGAGATGCTTGTCTTTTAGCTTCGACTTCAGGAGTTAAAGGACCTGTATTTCCACCGTTACCGCCCTCAGCAACATTCGTTAGACGATGCCCGATTTCGCGCAAAGATTTGATATAAGCCTTCTCGCAAAACCCGACTAAGTCTTGTGACGAACCTTCTGACAACTCCTCTAGCACTACGACAGCCGGCTCTCTGCCTTCCGACTGCACCTTACGAATCCAGTTGATCTTATAGGAGGGACTCGTTGATAATTTCCGCGCTTCCTTCGCATGTTCTAACGGCCGGTCAGCGCGAACAGAAGCCATGCCCACGTAGCGGATATGCCCCGGCTCCAGCGGGTCAACCAAACCGTAGACGAAAGGCAAGAAGATAGATTTCATCTCTTCTATTTTACTACACTTCCGCGTGACTCGCTAACCTAATTCTTACCCGTTCGCGAACGGCTTGATGCGCAGTCAGTGCTGCTAACTTCTTCGGCCCGCCCAGCGTCTCCAACTCCAGCGCATCGCCGCACACACGCATCGCCGCGCGGTTCGCAGAACATCCTTGTTCAATCGAGCACGCGCCTGTTCCGCCAAAAAGCAAGGCCGTGTGGTCCGGATTGATCTCTGTCCACTCGCCGTCGTACGGCTTGCCGTTATACGACGACTTCTTACCGTTCGTCGTGACAAACGCCCCCACGGAAACGCTCATGTCTTTCCCTGCGCGCAAGTCGGCGAGCAACTCTTTTTGACCAAGTTTCTCCAGCCGCGCCGGATCGATCAGCGTCTCGAACCCGAGCTTGCTGCCCTTCATCGTCGCCTGACGAATGAAGCCGCACGCGTGCTGCTCCATGACGGCTGGGTCGTGCGCGGAGATTTGCTTCCCGTCTCTCGCAGGATGCCCGACGACGATCGGATGGCCGGCCCACTTGTCAACCGACCGTCTGATGACGTCAGCGCCGACGTATTCCGGTGTCTTGCTGTTGACGGCATGTAACACGCCTTCCATCAGCGCGACCATCGGAATGACAAGGTGTTCGCGACCGTCCCACATCTCGGTACGTGGAGTGCCGAGAGCGCCGAGGAGATGCAACGCGCGTTGTTCAGCCATAGTCAGTTCCCAATGACTCCGTTGACCGTCCCATGCGCCCCGGTCACCGCGATCGTGTCGTCCTTGGACGCGCCGACATAGGCCGGCGCCGTAATCGTTGTGTCGGACCACGTCGTCGCTTTGATCTCTTGCGTATCGGAACCACTACCGAGCGAGGCGACGATCTTGCCCTTCGCCGTGCCGAAGCCGACGCCAACAATCTTCAACACGCCCTTGTCGACGGTGATGCTCGAGATGTGCGTCGGATGGAGGATTTCCGTCGCGTGCGCGATGACGTACGTCGCACACTTGTCGGCCGCGTCTTTTGTGGCGCCGAGATGAAGGAATACGTCGGACAGTTTCTGGGTGTCGGACAGTTTCTGGGTGTCGGTCAACTTCGGAGTATCAATCATGGCCTACCGCCTTTGTTGTAATTCCGCATGACGTTAAATCTTCTTCACCCCGTTCTCCGTCAACAGATACCACTGATGCGGCTTGAAGCGCGTCGTGCCGAGTACGACGTTCAACTCTTCACCTGTGATTTGCGCCGCGATGTTGAGACCGCCCTGACTGTACAGACGTTCGAGGTCCGCCGCCTCGAAGCGCGATTCGTCGCCGACGCCGCGGTCTTCGTCAGCCATCGCGGTCAAAGAGATTGTCCGCGCAACAACCGAACGACGATCACGATGACCGCGACCACCAGCAGCAGGTGGATGAACCCGCCAGCCGCCATCGGGCCGTAGTAACCGATCCCGCCGCCATAGAAGACCAGCAATACGATGATGATGAGAATTAGGGGGTCCATTTTACGGCCTCTCCTCCATCCGCCCGCACAGCCTGCAGCGCCACCAGCACGCGTAGAGGTACTCCCAGATGCAACTCGGTCGGCATCTGGGAGTCATCTGACGTAGACGCGAGCCTCAGTCAACGGTCTTTGGGGCACTTGACCGTTTCCCAGCGACTGATCTCGTGTCGTGCGTCGGATCATTATCACTACGCTCCCGGCGCCGCCGGCGTGTTCGCCACCAACGCCGCCTGTAGCGCGTCGGACTTCGTCTTCAGGTCGGCCGCCAATTGCGTCAGCGGCGCGAGCTGCGTGGCCGTGGCGCCATTGTTCGTCGCCGCCGCGACGGCCGCCGTGATGAGGCCTGGCACGCTGTTGATGAACACCGCTGCGCTGTCCTCGACTGTCTCGGCCGCGGTCATCGAGGCGATGGCGTCGTCGAGGGGCGTGAAGAGTAGTCCGTCGGGGGACTGAACGAAATACTTGAGGAATCTCATGACTGTTCTCCTTGTACTAATGCGGTCGACAATGCTGCAGTGGACTTCTTGAGTTTCGCCGCCAACTCAGGAAGTTTTGAGAAGTCTTCATTACGGATCAGCGCGACGAAAGCGACAAACTCTTCGAAGCTGTTGATCTCAAAATGAAAGCGCTGACTTTGTTGCCCTTGCCGCGCTTGCTCTTGTTGTTCGTCTCGGTTATCCATCTCACCACCACCTGATCCACGAGGCGACGAAGAACGTCGAGCCAAGCGACATCAACTTGCGCCACGACGGATCGGGTCCACCGGCCTGCGAATAGCTCAAGCCGAAGCACACGAGCGCGATGACAATGCAGATCAAGCGACAGCCGACGTAGACCGTGCTGTTATCCATTGTGTCCTCCGACTGGTCTCGGCAGCGCCACGTTCTCCCGTCCGTCCGATTCTATTTTCGCGGCTATCGCCCTGACCATCGTCCGCAACTCTGGCAGTCGCCGTTGCTTGAACGCCATCTCGAACAGCATTGTCGCCGTGATCACTGGCACGTGCATGCCGCGAATCGGGTCGGCGTCCCACCATGGTGGTAGCGGGTTCGTGCGGCGCTCTTCGGCGACGGCCAACTGCTGCACCCGGCGCTCGGAGAACACGAGGGCGGCGTTGTCGTCAGCCATTTTTCTTCAGCACTGCCGCCAACGTATTCATCGCTTCCTTACAACGCGGCACGTCGCAGTCCTGAAACCGCGGCGTATGGTGCTCGCCGTGCGTTTCATAGTCACCGCGTCCCGCGTGGAGGTTGATGGCGACTAAAATTGTCGTGAGGCTGGGCTTCATCGACAATGCCTATAAGCCAACATGGCAACACCAACAGGAATAATGACAGTCCACACCAGAAAAAGCAGCACGAAGGCCGCGATTGTCTTCGTCATCGATACACCCGCGCCCCAAGCAACGACATCGCGATCAGGCCTGGCAACACTGACGAGTAGACTGTACGTCGCATGACGACTGGACGCTGCTTAATCGCACGACGTTGACGCTCGGCCGCTCGCCGTGTGCGTTGCTGCTCGGTCAACATTTTACGGTGCGCCGTACTCCACTTTCTCGACGACTCGCGCGCTGCAATGCGCCGTTGTTCTGTGGTCATCGATCACCCGACCGTTGGTGCTGGTACGGCGGCGCGTTCGAGGTACCAACTTCGATCGGCATGCTGCGCGTCGCCACCGGGATGTGCAGCGACTCCTTTAGCTGTGCGATGATCCGATCCGTCTGCTCGTGTTCCTCGCTCTGAATCCCAACCAGCTTATCGACGGCTTGCGCCAGTTGCTTACGGACAATCGCCTGCGCCTGCGGATCCGCCATCAGCGGAATATCAGTTGGATGGATCGGGAGCGCGGCAATGCGCGCCGAACCCGCCGGATCGCGGATCGCTTCCTCTCGCACGAGCGGCATGATCGCCAGCAAGGTCGACGCGCCGTGCCGTTGCACCGGGTCGGCGCTCGTGTCTGCAGCAAGTGTAATGAGCAGCGCGTGCAGATGTCCGCGCTCACCCTCCGTGATGGTCAAGTCTTTGAGCTTGTCGAGGAGTCCGTCGAGCTCTCCCGCGCTCGGATCGGGATGGTGCAGCAGGTCAATGACATGCGACTGCATCGAGGCGAAGTAGGGCGCTTGAGACGCCATGCGTTCCTCTTGGCGGACGAGCCGTTCATTCATCGCCTCGATACGGGCGTTCAGGAGGTCGCGTTCGGTTTGGAGAGTGGCGCGGGCCACGTCGCGAGCCGTCCAGAGACGGCTGATCACGGTCAGCAGTCCTGTAAGAACCGCTGTGACGACGACGGGCGGTAGCCAGGTAGGCATGTTAGTTAAGATGCCTCAGTCGTCGCAAGAAATCCGCCTCGACGCGCTTCGCGATGGCGATCTCGCTATTGTCTGAATCTTCGGGCTCGATCTCGACGAACGACGCGTAGATCTCGTCTAGCTCCGCGTGCAGCCTGGCGATCTCCTTGTCCTTATCGCGCAGTCGGTCAGCGACTGAGATATAGAGCAAGAAGTTATAGACGATAACGGCAATGATAAGAAAAATCATTGCATCTCGCCCTGCTACAGTGCCACCCTGCGCTGCCAACTCATCAGCCACTCGACGTGGTCCTTCATCGCCTCTTCCCGCGCGGCGGCCGACGCAGCCGAGACGGGATGGTTGCTCTTGCTGAGAACGGTGAAAATCATGCTTCGCCTTCCGCGCTCACGCCTTCGGTACAACGACAATTTACGTGAAGCGGCGGTCCGTCTCCGCCGTCACCGTCGTACTCGCCATCGATGTCGCGCGTCGTTCCGTCGAGTTCGGCGCAATCGTCGCACATATCGCTCGTACCGATCCACTCGACTTGCGCGTTCGCAGGGAGTAAACCTGCTTCAACCGCCGCGTCCATGCTGGCGCGGTTGCCCTCGTTTGCGGCCGTCATCACCTCATTGCGCGCGATGAGGTCCGCTCTGTCCGAGTCGCCGACCGCCGAGAGAATCGCGTCGTACGGATCCTCGCCCTCAAGCGCGCCAGCGATGGCCGCCTTGATGTCGTCGCGCGACGTGTCTGATAAGTTCTTCGCGAGTTCGGCGGCGTGTTCCGCTGCCCACTTTATGGCGGCGGGATTTGAGACATCGAAGCGAATGTTGAAGGTCTTGTCAAGGGTACGCATCGATGCCACCCGCCTCTTCGGCAGCAGCCCAATCCCCGCGTTCCCGCCCGCGACGAACGCCTGCCGCAGCACGACGGGTAGCACCTTCAGCAGCGCCGACTTCACCGCAGCAGCAGCGCGGTTCGCGTTCGGCGGTTTTCCCAGTGCCTTGCGCCCGATGTTGAACGCCGCTTGGACTGCAAGACGCATCGGCGTGAGATGTTTGTCCGCCGCCCGATGCACGGAGGTCGCGTCGCGGGAGGAGGTGGCGGCCGCTAAATGCTTCCAAGCAACGTCCGGCGAACGGTAGCCGCTCGGAAAGGATTCCTTGTTCGCCGGCGAGCGCAACGCGTCCTTCGCGCTGTCGACCTTTTTATACGTGCCGAGGTTCTCGCCGTTCTTCCGATAAGCCTGATAGCGAATTTCATCGCCAGACTTCACGACGTGAATCTCGCCGTACTTCGACTTTGCTACAACCTGACCGACGCGCGATGCTGCCCCCGGCACATGCCCATTCTCAGCCGTCCAGCCTGAGCCGGGGCCGCCGAGGGCGCGAGCAGACTCCACGCGAAACATCTTCGCCACTTCTGTCTTACGATGTTCTGAAGTTCTATCACGTGTCACGAGCGCTGGGATAGTAGCGTGATCGCGACTGTAAGCAACCATGCGGTGCTGCCCGTCGCTGATCTTGTAGCCCTTTTCCGTCTTATGCACCTCGATGACTGGAAGGCGATAACCCTGCCTCCAATCCTCTTGCATCTTCACGACTGTTGGGTCGTCTTTTTGGATGCCGCCTTGACCCGTCGTCTTTCCGATTTGGTTATCATACTCGTGTTGATATGTATCCTTGATCGGCAGTTCAACGAGATCGACGAGGCCCTCTTTGACCCAAATCTTCTGGTAGTCTTCGAGGTAAAATCCTTTTTCTTTCAGCGCTGACTCGGCGATTGGTGTACCGCCACCACTCGTCCACTGATTCCCATGAAACTCGTGGCCGGGCACGTCTCCCAGCGCCCTCCACTCCGCCACCGTCAGGCCGAGCAGCGCGGCGCGGGAGACGTTGGTGCGGGCTTGGAGGAGCAGCTGCGCCTTCAACGCGGGCGACATGGAGCAAGTCGAGGGGCTAAGCAAACAACCCCTCCGCTTCTCGTTGCGCTGCGAGCTTCGCGCGACGAAGAACCCACGTGGCCTTGTTCGTTGCGCTGATGCGCGCTCGCTCGTCGTCCGTGTGTGGCTTTCCGGGTTTACCTTTCTGCGCCGCGCTCATTTTCCTGCGCGTCTCATCGGACCTCTTTTGTCCCGTGTGCCCGACGCCAATCTTTACCCGTGTCTCGTGAGTAACAACGTGGCCTTTCATCGCCTTACTCATCGTGGCTTTGTATTCCGGAGTTGTTCGATCTATGCGCATCAACCCGCTAGCATAAGCAGCCTTGATACCCGCACTCGCCTTAGCTTTAGACTCAGGCGTGTGCTTCCATCCAGGCTTACCGATCTTCGCAGCGGACAGCTTTGCACGATGCTCTGGGGAAACAACACGGCCCTTCATCGAGGCAGAGAGATTCGCACGATACTCAGGGGAGAAGATTCTATTCTTCTGTGCTTCTGAAATCCTTCTTCTCATCCAGCCATAAAGTCTATTATTTCTTTTCGTGTGAACCGTTGCTCCACTCATGAATGCAAGAGCGTAAGCTAACCCTTGATGTCTCGGATATAGCTTTACAAGAAGTTGATGAGCAACGAAGTGCTCTTCTGGTGTCAAATGAACGATGTGTAACGAAGTCTTATCAATACAACGCGGCACGACATGATGACGCTCGTAGTAACAATCAAGCACACGAGTTTCTGCGCGCTCCATCAATCGTGAATAGTGCAGCGCGTAATTCATCGAGTCACCCCGAGAATCCTATCGATCGTCGCTGTGTCACTAGACTCTATGGCCGTTTCGAGGGCGCGCAGCGCGGCTTTGAGTGCAGGATCTTGACCCAACTGTTCGATCGGAAGCCCGTCCTCGCCGATCTTCGGCGGCGACGTCACGCTGATCTTCTCAGGCGCGCCGATCGGCACCTTCTCGGCGTCAGACAATGGCGACCAGCCATAACACTGCTTGCGGATCTCGTCGTCGGTGAAGACCGTGATGCCCATCTCTTTATTACATAACGCCAGCTTCGTCGCGATCTCCGCCTTCTGCATCTCGCTCATGCCGTCGAGTTCCGCCGCGTCGTCGAGCGGCTCGCGCCCGGTCACCTCGCGGATCTCGTCCTCGGTGTAGACCACCGCCTCCTGCGTCTTATTGACGTTCGCCATGTCGAGCTGGAGTTTGACCTTCTCGTCGACCGACAAATCTTCCGTTATCGGCCATTCTACGTGAAACTCTTTAGGCTTCGACAGGTAGCCGTAAGCTACGAGGCGGTCAATGAAGGGCTTTACGAGGCCAGGGAAAGCCCACGAGGTGCGACGGTCTTGGACTCTCGTATTCCACGTATCTTTATCTTGACCGCTTGCGAGTTGTGCGGCTTCACTCCCCACGAGTATCCGCTTAGGAATACCAAGCGTACCGGCGATCTGCGAAATAATAGCATCGACAGGCGATTTAAAATCTGCAACATCGCTTCCGAGCTGTGTTGCCGTCACGCCGCGCGTGACCATGACGCGCTGCAGTTGGTGCTGCAACTGTGCTGCCTTGTCGGCGAGCGCCGTGCGCTGGTCGTCGGTCAGGCCAGGCAGCGCCTTCGTGCCTGCTGGAGGCGTCGCGCCGGGGGCAAGTGCCATCGTCTTATCGACATCCAAGTGCAGGCCTTGGTTCGCGCGTAGCCAGAACGCCTCGGCGCCGCCGCCTGTACATTTATCCAAGTCGTCGAGAAGATTCCAGCAGGCCTCAAGAATCGGCGTACCGTAAATGTCATCACCAAGTAAGCCGTCTGCCGCATGTATCACACGTGTCCAATGGACAATGCGGTTTGATTCAGGAGTCTGAATCGCAGTACGACGAATCTGATACAACTGCGGCTGACCAAAGCGAGGCGATTGCGTATCCGTATCGAAGGACGCGATCGTCACATCGGCGTTCATCGCACGTCCGCGATTGTCTTGGTTATCGCCGCCTGACGGTCCACCACCACCGCTGTATGGTTGAACGTAGAGAAGCTTGCCGGGTGCGCCCCGAGGCAACTCGGTATTGAGATCGCCGGTTGCTCCGATCAACAAAACAGCATAGGTGCTCAACGATGAAAGTGTATGCACGCGTTGAAAACGCGACCACATACCGAATTGCGCTTCGAGGTCTTTCCACTCCTGCTCGAATGAAGTGTCGGTCGAAGCGTCTTCGTCCTCATATACTTCCGCGCCGCCGCGCCACACGGCCATCGGATACGAGTCGACGATCCGTTTCGCGAGTCCGCCACGCATATAGCGCGCACGATACTCGCGGTAACTCAAAAGTCTATTGTAACCAAGTATCTCGTAAAGATCACGCGCACCATGAAATGAATAACCAGCTTGCCTGGCGAACATCATACGTTCAAGAAGCACGCTGCTGAGTGCGCGAAGGCTTCCATCATCAAGCGTACGGATAGCTTCTTCGCTACCAAGCATATTACCGACGAGCGCTCGCATGTCTGCAGTGTCGTCGCTCACGCAATCACCCAGTTGTCGTACTGCGGCGCGCGCAACATCTCCGTCGCGTAGCGTAGTGGGTCGATAATGTGGTTCGCCTTGTCGGCGAGCAGCGGCGTCACTTGCTCCGTCTTCGGATCGATGACGTATGCGTAGTCCGTTAGCTCCTCGATCGTCCGCACGCAGCGCGGATGCACGATGATGTCGAAGTTCTGGAGAAACTGCACGCCCTCGATGACGCTATTCGCGCCCTTGCGCGCAGCGACCATCTTCGGAAACCCGTTACGCTGTAGGTAGCTAATCGTTTCAGGCCGCGCAGAGTCGGCGACGATCTGCCAATCTCGCGCACCGGGCACGCGGTCAAACAGCACGCCGAGGTGGTCGATCTCGACACCGATCTGATACGCCTCGTAGTCGACGAACAGTTTGCGGCCGTCGATGTGGCAGCGCACCAAGGTACTCGGGTCGATGCTGTAGCCCCAATCCGCGCCCATATAGTGCACCGCCGTAGCCGGCGCCTCGAACTCCGCGATCGTCCAGTTCCTGAAGACGCGCGCCTCAGAGCGCGACGCATAGCCGCCCTTCCACACGTGCGCGAACTTGTCAGGATCACGCCGCCGGTCCCACTCCATTTCCTTGCGCAACTCATCGGGAAACCACGGATTATCCATGTAGTTCGCCTCGATGACGACGGCGTCAGGGATCGCCTGCCAAGCAGGCTCACCTTCCTTCTGCGGCGCGTTGCCACGAAACAAATTATCAACAGGATCTCTTGGAGACGAGGGATTCCACGAGAACCACAGTTCCGATCCGCCACCTGGTTGACGAAACATCGTCGGGCGCAGTAGTGTCAACGAACGCTCCGAACAGCGCTGCGCCTCATCAAACCACGCAATCTTGAACCCTTCAAGAGACTTCAGCGATTCAGCGGTTTGCGTCGCCATCCCGTGGAACAAAATCTTGCCGCCCTGCGGCGTTTCGATATGCGTATTTAGAATACGAAAGCGTCGGCCGTCTTTGTTCACACTGAGGCGGTCAATCGTGTCGGCAATCAATTGCTTTGACGAGAACTTCAACGACTCTTGAAACTCGCGCACGCACACGGCACGCAGCGTCGGGTCCTCGATGAACCGCTGCACAAGCAACTCGGCGAAGAACCAGGACTTCGCGCTACCGCGTCCGCCATGCGCGCCGCGATAACGCTTATTGGGAGCGAGGAGGGGGATGAACGCCTTCGGTGTCTCGATGCGCAGGTCGACTTCTACGACAGCCGGCATCAGTGCACACGCTCCGTAGGTGGTTCGATTTCTTGGCCCTGCGGGGTGACAACGACGCGCACGATGCGTGTAATCACTTCAATCGGCGCACCATCAACACCGGCATGCTCGACGCGGTCAGGCGGTTTCTGCCAGCCGGCCATATCCATGACACGGAGCATGACAGCCGCGGGGATGCTGCCGAGGACCAAACTATTGACGATATAGCTACGGAACTCGCGGGAGTTGAGTACCGCCTTGCAGAAGGACTCTGCATCGTCAGCAATATCTTCAAGGCACGCCGGCAACACGGCCTGCGCCTGGCTGACGCCGAGGTAGTCCGCGAGGGTCTGCGGCTTGTCCATGTCGCGTGGGGCAAGAATAAAGCGTCGGCGCGCGGATGTCTAGACGTGGGATCTAAAAGGAAGTAGCTAACGAGGACCGAAAGATCAGTTACACGAGGCGACTACGGTTACATCGGTTACACGAGGTTTCATAGACAGATCTTCTCTTTGTAACTTTGTAAGCTTTGTAATAAGTCTCAATCTCTACTATCTTTAGAAAAAAATTTATTTCGTAGGAAGAGTTGGAAGTCGACTTATTACAGGTTACAAGTTACAAAGCCGAACCGGTTCCAGAGATACCCCTCGGAAACCCTCCTTCTAACTTTTGTTTTATTTTCGCTGCAACCTCACGAAAATGAGAAGCGCGTAGCGCGATATTATCAGCAAAGAATGCCATCTCACTCGTACTTTCTTGAAAAGCAAGAGTAAACCACTCAGAGACATCTTCCGTCTTCGCATTAAAGTCCATGAGCTGTATTTCGAGATGCGTTTTTCTTTTATGGCACTCTAAACAGAGATCTTGTAGGTTAGATTGATGTGAGTCGCCACCTAGACGTATAGGAACACGATGATCGCGATCAAGATATCTCGACTTTCTGCCGCACGCCGTGCACTCACCCTCGTAATTCTTCATGCTCATGCGTTATCTCCTGTAACCGTGTAAGCGTTGTAACTTCAGAATTTGATATCGTCATCGGGCTCCGGCGGCTGTGTTGCGGGAATATCTGCGGCGTCATCCTCGCCCGGCTCCCGTGCATCGTCGAGCAGCACCAGTGTGTCATACTCGTTCACGTAGCCGGACTGGACATCTTCCCCACTCGGACGGACGGTTGTCCGCTTGAACCCGAGCCGCTGCATCGTCTCGCTGATACGAAGTGCTGCGGATCTATCACGTCTCTCAACTGGGATAGTAAGAACCTCCCATAGACTACTCGCAGCCACTCTCGTCTTATTATCTCCGGAGACAGGGATCGTTAAGAGGTATTTTCGTAAGATGCCTTCCCACGGATCAATCTCTCGCCGACGTTCCTGGTGCTTCGCAGCATCCGGCCACAACTCTTCCCGTAATCGGATGGATTCCCCCGCTATCTCTCGCGCAACCGCCTCAGCCCACAACTGATCGCGCTGCTTGATGATCCACGCGACGTCAAACCGTTTGACGCCCATCGGCCAATAGCGCCTCCCTCCGGTCGGGTCTGTCGTATAGATGGCAGAGTTCGTCGTCCCGATGATGATGAAGTGTCGTGGACGTTCGACGGGAAAGTGCGCATACGCCATGCGCGCGGGTCCGTCAACCTGTCGAGAGAGCATCGCTTTAAGTTGCTCGGTTTCTGTCTTGCGCTTACCAGCGAGATCGGACGCCTCGATGATCCACTTGCCGAGCGTCGCTTCGATGAGTTCTTTCGACTGGAGGTTCAGTCGGAGGTCATCAGAGAACCAGTCCGGGTTCGGGCAGAGTGCTTGCGCCGCGCTTGACTTCAAGCTGCCCTGCGAACTTTCCCAGATCACCATCTCGTCATACTTACAGCCAGGGTGCAGGATACGACGTACGGCGGCGATGAGCAAGATCGCGCTGATCGCACGGACGTACGGGGTATCATCGGCATTTGCTGCCTTGATGAGCCACGTATCGATGCGCGGCTTCTTATCCCACGTCAACCCTTCGAGATACTGCTTGACCGGGTGGAAGCCGTTGCGCCACGCCGTGTCTTCGAGCACCAGGCGGAAGTAGTCGGGCGGCGGCTGGAAGCGAAACTCTGTCTCGATGTCGAGCAGCAATGATTTCCACTGCGGGTCTTCGAGTGGCTGCCCGTCGATCAGCATCTTTTCAGCAAACTGATTATAGGAGAGCGCGTGGCCGAGCAGTGCGACTGCACGCTGCACGTTGTCACGATGCTTCGCGATGATGCGTCCGTTCCCGTCGCGCGCAAAATCATCCTCGCGGCCGAGCCACTTGTTCAGACGTGCGAGAACATATTTGCCAACCCTCCCACCGATGAATTCGGCGAGCGTCGGGCCGCCTTCGATCTTCTTGCCCGACTCGATACGCTTTAGCGTGCTGCGCACGACGAGCGGCATGTCGCTGACATCCTTGCTTGACATGTCAGGCACGCGCAGCGACGCCTGGACGCGGCAGACCTCTTCGCCGATGATCGTAATGCGATCTTGCGAGAAGCCGGCATTAAGGAGGAACCCAGCGAGCGCCTTACGACCATCGTGGTGGAGACCGCCGGGGATGCGCTTTAATAGCATGCAGCCGATGGCGTAATCGAGGGCCGCTTGCTGGAGCTTCAGCGACTCGACGTGCAGGATCGCGCCGCTGAGCACCAACTCGATGCGTACGCCAGGTGAGTGCAGCGAGGGGGCAATCATCGTCTGATGTGAGAAGTCGCCGCCGCGTAGTTCAACGAAGCAGTCGCCTTCCCCGGTGCCCTTTTCGTCGTCGGCAAAGTCACAGTACTTGATGACGCCGAGTCGCTCGGGTGTCGTGAAGATCGCGTGACTGATCTTTTTGCCCTTGCGGCCAAAGGCAAAGCCTGTCGAAGGGAAGATGCGGCCGGCGAGGTCGATGCCGGGCGCCCAGTCGAAGTCGGCGTCGGTCAGAAACTTGCCGGGCGATATTTCGCAGCCGGTAAACAGCCCGAGGTTCATCACCTCAGGGTTAAAGGCGGCGAGCGGATAGGCGTGCGTCGGATCGTTCCAGCCTTTGTCGGTTGGACCTTTCCACGACTTCGGATCGTGGCCTTTCCGCTCCCAGTAGACAAGGCGGAAGCCGAGCGACTCGTAGCGGGTGAGGAGTTCGTGGGGAGTCATGCAGCGTTAGTCTGTAAAGAGCTTTCCGATGTGCATCCGACAGCGCCCATTTTCATAGGCAGGACGCGTGCAGCGCCGAGCAGGCCACTTCATGATCGCAGTACATTGCAAGAGATTATGAAGTCCGCTATCGGGAACAAGGCTTCCATCTTCAAACGCAGGACAGCCTGGCCAGCACTCATGTGCTTTGTGATTTCGATTACTGAGTGGGTGTCCTTCGCCGAGATACTTGTTGATGTAGTGGCGTTCCATCACGCTGCATTTTTCGTTCGTATCTGTCGAGTTGAGAACGATACCTTTTACTGTTGGTAAGCCGTTTTCCTTACGTTTCCTGTTGTGCAGCGCGAGACGGTTCTTTGGGTGTATCGTTCTGCCGACGTAGCAAAATACATCCGGAGTATCGGCACTGAAGAGCGCGTAGACGTAGAAGCGATACGTTTTATTTTTGATGAGAGGCACTAGGCGACCTTCACCTTCCGCGGCGTTTGCCATCGCGGATTCTTGCACTTCGGGCAGACCTGCGGCAGCGTCGGCTTGCGTCGCAACCACGTATGCTGACAGCGGTGGCAGAAGAGCCTGAGCGCGTCGAAGGCCAAAGGGATTAGGTCTGGAGCGAGCACGGAAGGCTAAGTATACTATAGTTAACTTTTGGGTGTTTTGCAGAAATGCTAAGGATTTTGCGGGTTTTAGGGCCTAGCACACTTTCGGCCTCTATGCACAACTTTATTTTCGCCCCGAATCTGCCGGGCCTATAGACATCGGTAAAAAGATTTGCTATACTGCTCTCACGTTGACCGCGACCCGGAACACACCGGGCGCCGGAACGGAGGAGACCAGACATGAAGACGCGCCCGATTATTACCGTCGCAGCCATCGACGTCGAGTGCCCGACCTGCCACGAGTTTATCGCCGCACCGAGTGGGTCTCTCTACTTCACGATGGATGAAGTGAAGACGGGCGAGATGCACGCGTGCCTTTGCGGAACTGTCATTAAGTTTCCGGCGCTGAAAACGGTGAAGGTTAAGTGAAGAACCTCTTTCATTTCTACCGCTATCATCGAAACTTTGCGATCGGCATCGGATTCGAGCACACATTCAACGGTTACTACGCGATGCGCATCGGACTCGGATTCTGGTGTTTCTCGGTCACAGTTAAGGAGTAGCGTATGTATACTGACATCAACTTTCCAACGAAGAAAGCCCTCAAGGACGCCGTGGCCGCAGGTAAGCGGATCGGCGTCTACCAACCGAACGACATGTTCGGCGCGGGCGACAAAGTCCAGACAGGCGAGCACCGCGTGACGCTGGAAGGCCCCCACTACCCGCAGCCGCACAAGTGGTATGCGACGGCGACGGTGCGCGATGGCGCGATTGTGAGTGTGAAATGAAACTCACCGAACGTGAGATACGACTACTGCTCGAAGGTTTGCTAGAACTGCACGAGACGAACTCGGAAGTCACCAAGCTCGCGCAGCGGCTCCGCGATGAGCTGGCACGGAAGGCGTGATGCAGACCTTTCTCCCTTACCCAAGCGCCGCCCACTCCGCCGCCTGTCTCGACCGTCAGCGTCTTGGCAAGCAGCGCGTCGAGGCGCTGCAGATCCTCCACACGCTGCAGGGCAAGTCGTCGGGCTGGGCGCATCATCCCGCCGTGCTTATGTGGCGCGGCTACGAGTACGCGCTCGCGCTCTACGGGTGGGCGGTCTGCGACGAGTGGCTGCAGCGCGGCTATCGAGACACTTGTCTCGTGCAGTTCGTCGAGGCGATGGCAGGACGCGATCCAGAGTCAGCGATCGTGCCGCCGTGGATCGGTGATGAAGCGTTCCATCTGTCGCATCAATCGAACCTCGTGCGGAAGTTTCCCGAGCACTATCGGCCGTTCTTTCCGGACGTGCCAGACGATCTGCCTTACGTGTGGCCGAAGGAGGTGACCCCGACCGCATAGGTGTGTGCTCGTCAACCAATCGAACCATCACAACACAAGGAGCAGCAATGAAGATTCACATCACACCGAACGACAAGGGCAATCCCCCAGGAAAACTCGCCGACGCCGAACTCCACTTCGATGACGGCCCGCTCGTCGGCCTGAAGCTGACCGGCTTCGCGATCTGGGAACGTCGCGGAGGGCACGGGAAGAACGTCACGTTCCCGGCGCGGTCCTATTCCGTCAACGGCGAGCGCCGGAGCTTCGCGCTGTTGCGGCCGGCGGACGGCACGACGGACGCGGTGCGCGACTTGATCATCGCGGCGTATGAACAGCAGGTGCAGTCATGAAGCGCATCGGCATCAGCAAGACGCCCCCGAAATCCGAGGCGCGGCCGCTCGGAACCCCTCGGTCAAAAAGCAAGCTTAAAGTCGTCACGAAAGAAAAATCAGCTAATACGAAAAAAGAAGTAGACACCGTGATCGAGCCTGTAGTAGTATCTTCCAAGGACGAAACGGGTAGCCACCCAACGGAAGAAAACCAAGGCGCGGAAGCGGTTCAACCAGTTTCGTCCACTTTACCTCCGGCAATACCGCCGGAACTTTGCAGGAGCAGTATCATGAATCTGTCGTTGAAGGGTCTCTCGAAGAACGGGAAGCGTGCGATTTACGTCGGCGCGGCCATCAGCATCGCAATCGGCGTGGGAGCATTTCCGAGCAAGCAGGCACCGAGCACGCTCGAAGTCAGCGGGCTGGCCGAGAAGGTCGCCAAGACGCCGCGCGCGAAGATGAGCAAGGAAGAGCGCAAGGCACTTCCGAAACCCACTTTGGCGGAAAAAATCGCTCGTCGCGAAGCGGCGAACGAACGCGACAAGGCCAAGCTGGCGGCGCAGTCAGCGGCGATGTAACACCGCACTCAACATCTCGTCCGGCAGTCTCCTACCAGCAGGCTGCCGGACATCACTTTCCGAAAGAGAAGGTCATATGTCCCGACGTCACGTCAAGAGCAAATCCGCCAAGCGTCATACCTCCGCCGAAAAACTCCATCTCAGAAACGTCAAGCGGCGGAGCGGTCCGTCCGCTGTG